CCAGCGTCCTTGCGTTGCTCCTCGCGCTGCTGCCGGTTCCGTTGCCTGCAATTTCAACATAGTTCCCACGTCCAGAACTCAATTCAGAAGAACCGTCAAGAACGTTGTATTCACCGAAAACAAACTGGCTCCTGTGAGTCGCTTCCGTATTTTGTCCCTGTGCATGGGAATATTTTCCTGTTGCTGTCGTTGTGCAGTTCTCCGCATGAGAAGCGACCCCGCCAGCTGTCGTATATTCACCTTCTGCGTGTGACGAATCCCCGATTGCGGATGTATTTAATCCTTCCGCGAACGATCCATTACCACCCTGCGCAGCAATTCCGTTGCCAAACGCAGCTGCATATGCTCCACTCGCAATCGCATCGTTGCCAAACGCGACAGATCCCGTGCCTGCCGTTGTATTCGCTTTCCGTCCCCTGCTCAGGGTTGTGTTCAGCACGGTATCCGCCTTGTCAGCTTTCGCTGAAAGCTCTTCATGAACCTTGTCTGCGCTCCAGACCTTGTCCGTGTCCCCGTCGCCTGCGGTATCGTCTATCAGCGCTTCTGCAGCCGCAGCCGCCGCATCCGCAGAGTTGGCCGCGTCTGTTGCGGAATCTGAAGCCTGCTCCGAATAATACTTCGCGTTGTTCGTTGCGCTCGGTGTACCGCTCGTCCCGCCGGTCGCCCACTTCTGCGCGTTCGTTTCAGCGGTCTCTGCCGCCGTCTGTGCCGCCTCAGCCGCCTCTTGCGCATCATCCGCTTTTCCTTGTGCGGTCTCCGCCGCTTCCTGCGCATCCTCGGCTTTTCCTTGCGCTGTCTCTGCGGCTTCCTGTGCGTCTTCAGCCTTCCCCTGCGCGGTCTCTGCCGCCTCCTGTGCGTCTTCTGCTTTCCCCTGTGCGGTCTCCGCAACTGTAACGCTTTCGCCTGTGGCGGCAACGTCAAGAGCCGTCTGTTCCACCGCAGCGTTCAGGGCGGCAATCGCCTGGGTAATGGCGCTCTGCTGTTCCGGCGTCGGCGGATCGTCAATGGTCTCTGCCCGCTTGATCACAGGAATAACACCGGCGTATTCTGTCTCGCCGTCATCCTCCCCGTCATGCAGGAAAAGCCAAAGGTAAACAGGAAGACCGGTTGTCAGCAGTGTGTCCGGGATGTCCACGCCCGTGGAATCACCGATCATGGTTACGGCTTCCCCGTGAAGCTCGTTTGAGAAGTTAACCTCATAGGACGTCGGCAGCTCCGCTTCCGGAACAATAATGATCAGCCTCTGCCCGTAGTCAAACTGATAAAGCGGGATGGTTTTTGCCATTTTCCCCCGCTTCTCCGCCATCTCTATCGTGACGGTGTTCCCACGCATAGAATCACATCCTTATGTCAGTGTAAATTTTTCCCATCCGCGCCAGCCGTCCGACGCTCTTGAGTTGAACCATGCGGCGGAATAACCGAATACCAGGACGGTGCGGTTCGTGTCCGATCCGCCGAAACATATATAATTGAACGGGCCGACATTGGAAGAGGACGAGGAAGGCGTCGTGCCTGCGGTGAATGTCGCCCTGCCCCATGTGCCGACGGCAAACTGGTCAAGGTCGGAAACGGCGTTCTCCGTGCCAAACACCTTGTACCCCGTCATCTTCTCCGACGCGTCCCGCATGAAGATCTGCGTCTCCCGGTATGCGTTGTCCACCCGCAGGCCAAACGCTTTCTCTTCCTCCGACCATTTTCTGGGGAGCGGGAGCAGGCTCTTCAGGTGCTTAATGATACCGGCGCTTTTCAAAATGCCCATGTTCATCAGTCCTTATCTATCTCAGCGATGATGTGTATCCCGCCGATCAGCCGCCAGGGTGTCGTGACGCCTGCGGCTGTTTCAATCGTCAGCCGGAACCGCCGTCCCGCTCCGCCGAAGTGCAGGCGCTTCTGCTTGTACTTCTTCCCGGCTTCCTTCTGCTTTGCCGTCAGCGGCTGGACCGTGTAGCTCTTCGTCTTCGTCTTCTTCTCCGTCTGGATCGAGAACGTGAATGTCACGCCTTCCGTGGCGTCCTCCGCCAGTTCAGGATAAAAGTACAGGTCGAATCCGCCCTTCTGAATATCCTTCCGTCCAAGCGTCACCCATGGTGTCATCCACTTCGTCGCCGCTCCGGAAACATCCCGAAGATCCCAGGAATCGAAGCGAAGCATGGTCACGTTCGCTTCATAGCTTCCTTCATTCTCATTTGCGACAGCCGCCCATGCGTAAGGCGGTTCAGCGCAGAAGGAAGTAATAGCCGGACAGTCCGTGATGGTCAGCGTGCTGTCCATCCGGTCGTAAATCAGGAAGCGGTAACCGGTGTTCTCAAACGTGCCGCTCCCGTTGTACAGTTTGTTTGCGAGAGCCAGAACATACTTATTGTTTATCGCGATAGCGACAGGTGTGCCGATCCCCGTCTTACTCAATTGAGCGTCGCGGAAAATCTCATATGTCGCTTCCTGCATGAACGGCGTAACTCTGTATCCGTCGTACACGACCAGTCCATGCTCTCCAAGCATAATCAGCTGGTCACCGATAACCGCAATGCTCTCAGGATACCGTGTCCCGTTCCCGTACTGCTCCTGGATATTGAAATTGCTTGGATCAGATCCGGAGATCCGCCACGCCCGCTGTTCGGAAAAGGCAATCAGTGCGTCGCCGAATGGCATCAGCGCAACAAGTCGGTCATTATCAAATGTAGCTTCCCGGATCTCACCGCCGCCGTCCGCGTATTCAGTAGCGTTCGGATTCCAGTCAAAGGCGTTGTACACAGCCGAGTAATACAGCCTGTCCTTATTGTCACCGATACCGACGCCCCAGATCCTTTCCGCGAAACGTGCAACATGGCCGAATGTTGTAGGAACGGAATTTATTTTATTTATTGTAGTCCCATCCCACGAGTAGACGCCATTTGTTTCATTCGACATGATAACAACGTTCGCTGTAACGTAGTGCGGGTCTTCTCCTGGCAACGCGATATTATACGTTGTTTCATATGTGCAGAAGCTCCAGCGCTTGTTCGCGTATGTCCCGCTCTCCTGCGTAAGCCATACTTCCGTAATCATGTCCTTCTGAATTTCAAAAGGAAGCTGTTGTTGGTAAACGCTCAGATCTACAGGAAGAGAAAACGAATAAAGTTTTGTCCCTGCTACAACGAGATAGCTTTCAAATTCTTCTTCCACGTCAACCTGATACGCGGGTGCAGTAGCCGATCTGCCAAGGTCATCTGTGGCCACAAACTTTTTTATTGTATAAGGCAAAGCCAAGTAATTCTTTGCCCGCAGGTATATGACCGTAAAATTCTCCACCGCTCCGAGGACGTGCGTATCGTCTGTCCGCAGAAGAACATTCTTCAGTTTCGCCGCAGGCTGAAGCACACCCGCCGGTGTTTCCACGTTCATGCAGTCCGGGGAGAAACGGAGGTCTCCGTTCATCTGATCCCCGTACTGCATAAGGCCCTTGAACTCAGGGATATAGACGTCCGCGTCATAGGCGTTCATTGAATACTGTGCCATGCGATCACCTCGGGATGTTCCGGAAGAACTTGAAATGCTTCCGCGTTCCGTCTTCGTTCACGCCGTTCTCCCCGCCCTCGTCGGAGATCCTGCTGAGAACCTCCTCGAACGAGGACCGGAAAGCCATGCCCCGCTGCTGTTTCTGCGGGTTGCCGTTCCGGTAGATCAGCCATGTCGCCCAGTCCGCTATCGCCGGATGCGTCCATTCCGGGAGCAGAGGCTCATCGGGATCGATCTCCAGCCGGTCATAGTCTCCCGTAGGGACGTGCGTTTTGTTCCAGGCGTTCATCAGCCGGTCGTAGCCTTCGTTAATATAGTCAACAACGTAAGGGAGGTAATCCTCAATGTCCTCCGCGTCGTTGTTTGTCTGGAACATGATCCTGTCTTTGATCTCTCCCAATGTCATGTCAATTCACCTCAGATTTTCGGATATCTTTCCTTCAGCGCCAGGAAGACCGGGACAGGAACGTCCACCCATTCCCCGCGCCGTACCTTGTAGACGTCTTCCTTCACTTCATTGGCGATGGAGACGTGTTCGTACTGGTCCACCTTCAGGCCGTTGCTGCCCCGGTCCTCAAGCTCCGGAATGAATACCGGCACCGTCGGTCCCTTCCAGCCTTCGTCCTTCTCGCCTTCGATCATCGTCAGCTGGTCTTCCAGTTTGGTTTCTTCGATCTTTTCTTTAGCAGCCATGGTTCCTACCTCCGTTTATTATTTGTCCACCAGCATCGCCAGTGAAATGGAAATGTCTTTCAGGATCTCAACGACGAGCCGCTTGAATGCGTCTTCGCCGTACTCGCCGAGCAGGTCCTCAATGTTCTGTTCCACATCGTCCTGTCTGGAGCTTGCCATCGTTCATTCCTCCTTAAAAAAGAAAGGGCCTCCCCGGAATGGAGAGGCCCGTAAGTCAATTAGGCGGATACCGCGTGTTCGAGCCGGACAATGAAGTCATCCTGCAGCACAGCGCAGCAGAAGAACGGCACCTTCCACGCAATGGAACCTCTCTGATTGTTTTCATACCCTCGGTTTCCCGATATTTTGAGAAGGGGAATAGACTATATCTTCATCCTTTGCAGGATGCGTGGCACTTCGCAAGCAGGATTTTCGCCTGCAAGCTACTCCCTTACGGGATAGTCGTTACACCTTCCTTGTTTCCAAGGCTTGGCACGGGATTAGCATACCTTTATGGCTTTAGCTTTCCCCGTTAGCACCTTTCGGTACACCCGGCATTTACCGGTTCACCACGTTTCATTCATGCATTACTGCACGAAGCGCCCAATATTAAGCGGGTCAGTAGATCCCTCAGATCCGAGAGGTTTCACGATCATCTGGATGTTCGGCTTGCCCTTGCCGCCGAGCTTCACGCAGCCAAAGGCGTCACGCCCGTAGATCAGGGAAGCGTGGACATCGCAGCTGTTGCCGCCGCCGGTCGGCTTGATGGAAGTGTTGCTGGCCGCCGTGGCGTTGTACAGCCAGGTGTTGGTCACGGAAGCGGCAGGCTGCCAGCGGAACTTGATTTCCGCCGTGGTCGCGCCGGGAGTGACCTTCTCAATGCACATCAGCGTATTGCTGGTGGAAACATTGACGTACACCAGTTTGCCGGTCAGCCAGCGGGCAGTGTCGCTGTCCAGCGTGGCGGTCACGGTCATGGTCCGGGTGTCGCGGTTGTAGGCGACGTTCGCCATCGGCAGGGACGCGGTCGTGCCGTACAGGTAGGTCTCGTCTTTGAACACCTTGCCGTTGTCCACAGCGTAGAATTTCACGTTGTAGATCTCGCCGAGCAGGTATTTTTCCTCACGGCTCTTATCCTGGTAGGTGTTGGCGTCCTTCCAGTTCTGGTCTTCCGTCAGGTCATAATAGGTGTCGTGGTCGATCTTGGCATGGTAGTAACCATCCTCGAACGGCTGGGCGCCCTTCCGCTTCAGGTTCCGCACGGCCTTCTTGATCATCGCGTAGGTGATCTTGTCCGTGGAGGCGATGGAGGCACGGGCGGTCACGTTGCCGGGGAACATGACGTTCAGACCGGCGGTGATCTGGTCGCGGCAGACCGTGTCCAGCGTCAGCTGGGCCTGGCGGTTCAGCCGGTCGCTCATCGCCTGGGTCTTGGAGTCAACGTGCCACAGGTCAATTTCATCCGTGTAGGCCATCCAGCCGCCGTAGTTCTTCGTCATGACGGAGAACGCGGTCTCGCTCAGGCTCTGGCCGTCTGGGGTCACGCCTTCAAACAGAGGCTTGTCAATCGCGGGCAGCTCGGTGTAGCGGAAGAAGGTAACGTGCTTACCGTTGTTCTTCGGCTGCTCGATGAGCTGGGCGTCCTTCATGTAACCGAGGTTGGGTTCTACGTTCTTCAGAGCGCGGCGCTGCAGGTAGGTTTCCAGCAGGGTCGGCGCGATACCAGCGTTATAGCTGTAGTTCATGTTGGTGTTAGGCATAAGCGCACTCCTTTACTTCAATGTGTAGCGCGCTCCCTCCTTGATTCTGCGTTCCATTTTCTCAAACTGCTCGTCGCTCATAGAGTCGATGGCATTGGGGTTGGTGCCGCTTGCTCCATTCGGGGAGCGCATCGGGGAAGGCGGTCTCTTCCGGCTGGACTTCTCTTTCAGATAGTCCGCCACTTCGTAAAAGTCCATTTCCCCTGAAACAACCTTCTGTCGGATTTCCTCGTTTGTCTGGAATTCCTTGATGACGTCCGGCCCGCCGGAAGCAGCGATCCTGTCAGCCTGATGCTGCAGCATATCGATCTGCGTCTGCGTGGCGACGTCCGTCTTGGGAGTGAACTGACCGTTCGACTGGCGAGGCTGTCTCGGAGCTTCCTGCTGCGGCTGCTGAACCGGCTGGGCCTGCGGCTGTCCCTTGCGGAAACGAACCAACTCCCGCGCCGTCTCAATGTCCGCAACCTTCCGGCTCCGCACAAGCTCCTGCGCTTCGTCCTCGATCATCTTCTCCCGGATCGGAGCCATCTGCTGGTCAAATATGGCCTGCATCCTGGCCTCCGTTTCGGCGATGGCTTTTGTCACCGCCTTCTCCACCCGCTTCTTGATCCACCCCGGCTCCGTGGCCTGCGGTGCCTCTTCCTGCGGTTCCTCTGCGGGTGCTTTCCCGTCCTCCCCGTCTGTCAGGGAGTCAAGGCTTTCGGACTCGTCCTCCTGTTCCTCGACTACTTCTTCTTCCGGCGTGTCGTCCGCCGTCTCGTCGAGTTCCTCATCGACCATGGTCTCCTCGATATCCATAGGATTCTCCTTTCATCCGTCCGTGAAAACGCGGCGCGGGTGTATATTGCAAAACTCCCGTGAAAACGCGGGAGTCTTGTGACAATATTGTTGTTTATTGAAATATAATCGGTATTTTTGCAGAGTTTCTGCAAAAACGGCCTTTATAATTTAAAAAACAGCCATTTTTTAAATTAGCCATTTATAAAACAACATAGCCAAATCAGTTATGAATGGCTATGTTTATTCCTCATCCGGTCCGCCCGTAGGCAGCGGTCTTCCTGTCTGCATTCCCATCATGTTCTGCTGGGCATTGACGATTGCCGTCTGCCCGGGAGCCATCCCGGCCTGCTGCGGGGCAGCCTGCCCGCCGCCCTGTCCGGCGCTCATCGTGGCGATGGAGTTGCCCATCTCCATGGTAGTCTTCTTCAGGTTCTGGTTCTCCTCGGCCATCTGCTGCATCTGTTCACCCATCTGCTGCACCTGCTGCTGCAGCGCCTGCATCTGCTGCTGATAGGTTTCGTTCGCCCGGATCACCGGCAGGATCTTGTCCTTGCCGTCCAGGTTCAGGATCTCAAACAGCGCCGACAGCGGGAAGAACTGCTGTGCCTGGGCCGACATGGTGTACGCCTCCATGAACATCTGGTTCTGGTTGGCAATCCGCTGCGGGTCCCTGCTCGTGATCTCAATCTGCACGGTGTACGGCGGCGGATTCACAGCGCCCTTCGACTTTTTCCCGAAGAGCTTCTTTGTGTCAATGGTGATCGCCCTGGCCCGCCGTCCGGTAATCATCACCGTCCTGCCGTTCTCGTAGAACTGCGCGGCCAGCCAGGTCTTCTGCTCGTCCATCTTTTTGTCGCCATACTTCAGCTGCTCCGTCTTCATGCTGGCAACCTTGCCGCCCGCCTGAATCAGGGAGTTGATCGCCTTGCCGGAAACAATGCCGCCCGTGGTCTCACCGCGTGTGAACTGGTTCGCGCCGGAGTCCGCCTTCAGGTCTGACTGGAACATGGTCATCAGCTGGGTGATCGTCCCGTTGAACGGCTGGTTCTGCATCCAGTTCCAGCTGTCGCCCTGGGTAATCCGGTCGCCCTCAATAATGTCTGTCTCCCAGTCCGTCAGCGCGTCCTTGTCGATCCCGCTCCCCCGCTGCACCAGCATCCTGCCCTTGGAGGACATCCTGGCGTTCATGTCAGCGTAGGCGGCGTACCGGTTGATGTACCGCATCATCGGCGCCAGCTCATCCACCAGACCCTTGCCGACCAGGCAGCCTTCAATGCTGTCGTACACGTCAATGACGAAGGGATACATCCCGTGGTCGTACACGTCCCGGGTCACGTCCAGCAATGCGTTCCCGGCGGCCAGCGCAACATTGATCGTGTACCGGCGGGTCTTGGCGTTGTATTCCCGCCACCAGTATTCAATCAGCAGCGCCCGCTTCTCATCATTGGAATGCTCGGCGTCCTCCTGGCCTTCCGTCATGCCGACATTGTTGTGCGTCCCGTCCTCAGCGCCGACATACTTCCCTTCTTCCGGGTAATGCTCCCGGTACCAGGAAAGCGGATGCCACGAGACCTTCATCACGGCGCGGCAGTCCTCCAGCCGTTCCGCCATCGGGTCCCACAGGAAAGCCTCCAGCGGCCAGCGGACCAGCGCGATGTCGCCCTTGCCGTAGCTCATGTCATCGTCCCAGGCGATCTGCGTGATCGCGGTGCCGGTCGTGTAGAAGTCCTCGCACCGCCGGTAATGAAGCTGCTCATAGTCGTTCGCGCAGTAAGTGATGAAGTGCAGGATGTCCTGCAGGTCATCGGCGGCATCCTGCATCTCCGGCGTTTCCGGGATCACCTTCGCCTCCGGCATGGACAGCATCTGGTCGGCCACCACATTGTTGATGGTCGATTTCAGCGTCTGCAGCTGCAGCGTCTTCTTCCCGTTCCTCGCCAGTGTCGCGGGATCGTCCTGGTACGGGTCATCCATATGCAGGATCTGCCTGCACTCTTTCGCCTTCTCGTGGTAAGGCCGGTTCGTCTGCTCAAAGATGTCCAGCCGGTCATAGATCAGTTCCAGCAGCGCCTTGTCTTCCTCGTCCAGCGGCTGGTCCTCCATGACCATCTCGTATTCAAGCTGGTCCTCAATCTGTTTGTTTGTCATGCCGTCACCTCGCATATGATTAACGGAGCGGTTTCCTGAAAAAGGGAAAGGGGAGTTCCTCCTTTTCATTTATTTTTGCACGCGGAGACCGCCCCGTTAATTTCATTCGTCAAAAGGACTCCAGGGTTTGTACTCTCTCGGCGGCTTTTTGGTCGCCGCCACCGGATGGTCCATGCAGACGTACCGGCATTCGTCGTAGATATGGTCCTCAGCGTCCGAGTCAATGTCTTCCGGTTTCTTCATGGAATACGGAAGTGTCGGCACCGTCCGGATGAATTCCCGGCAGGTATTGAAGACCTGCAGCTTCGGCCTGCCGTTCTCGTCGAACCGCAGCCGCTCGTGGACCTGCATCTTTCCTGGCAGCCGTGCATGGTCGCCCTTGCTAAACAGAACGCCTTGGTGCCGCCCCATGTACCCAGGACTCATCTGGTCTGCGACGCTGTCTCCCCTGCTCTTGTCAAAGATCGCAGGGTCTGCGACGCGGAGAATCCGGATGTTCTCCCGGATCTCTTTCTCTTCCCGCTCCAGAATGCCGTCAGCGATCTGCACCGGTGTCAGTTCCAGTCCGACGTTCGCCTGCCGTGGTTTGCATCCGTACCATTCTCTGTAGCGAATCAGACAGTCCGTCCCGGGTTCGAGCGCGTACCATCCGCAGGAAAACGGGCGGCTGTAACCGTGGTCGAAACCGAAGTAGCGAGGCCAGTCCGCAGGAATGTCGAACGGCTCAATGACGTGCGTCCACTTCCGGTCTACGTAGTGAGAACTGTCATCCTTCCATTCCTGGAAGACCATGCCCTCGAAACTGTCCCAGCGCCCCTCGAGAAGACTCTTCCGCAGGGCCTCCGGTTTCTGCTCCAGCTCGAAGATGTAGTCCTCGGTGATGTATGGGTTCTCCATCGCCAGGGAAGGAATGTACTGCGTCCGGATCTTCTTCGCCTTGTGCAGGGTCTCCGAGTAGATCTCCTGCTCCATGATCTCCATGAACGGCCCCGCGTCCACGAACATCTTCTTCACCCAGCCATGCCCGATGTTTCCCGGGTTGCTGGCAGACCGGACAATCGGCACAACCCCCAGCGACTTCTTCGCCCGCAGACGGGTCTTCAGGAAATCGTAGATCGTCTGCTCGAACGAGGTCAGTTCGTCAAAGTAGAGAAACTGGATTTCAATACCGCTGTACTTGAACCGGTCCGCCTCATTCTCGCAGTGCCGGAACAGGATCTTGCTCCCGTTAATCAGCCGGTATTCATGCCGCCCGGCATTGTAGGTTGCCAGCGCCTCCGGATAGGAGGACTGCGCTTCCTTGATGTCCGTATCCTCCAGTTCGCCGTAGCTCCGCCGGAAGATCGCCGCCGTCGTTCCCGGATTCTTCAGGCAGCGGAAGAAAGCGTCCATGATGATCGCCTTCGTCTTCCCACCGCCCGCCGCTCCGCCGTACAGGATCTCGTTCGCCTTCGAGGCATGGAACATCGCCTGCTTCGCCGTCGGCTGGTAGTTTATGGTAACGCTTGCCATGCGGTCACCTCCGCGAGGAAAAAGGCTCTGCGACAGCCGGCGGGGCTGCTCTTCCGCCGGTCTGGTCAAGGAACGGAAACGGATGAAAAGGAGGTGATGAAGAAGAAACGCCGCAGAGCCAAGGGTGAGTTGGTAAGATTTGCCAGGTCGAGTCTGTGTGCCCCTTACGTGCCGCGTTACACTCCTCGGCATACTGGCAAAAAATTAAACCCCCACCGGAAGACTATCCCCAAGGGGAGGCTTACGATCGAGATCGTCCCGACGGTGGCGGAGTCCCTGGCACGATTCGGCCCCCCGGCCTCTGGCCGAGGTACCCCCTCCCCCGGGTCGATCCAGGGGATCGGTCAGGTCCTGCCGGTGCCGTGCTGGAGGCGGAGCCTCCGTGGGTCGGTGCCGTGCTGGCCGTGGCGGAGGCTGGGCCTCCGGAGCTGGCCGGTGCCGGAGGGGTTCGGGCCGGGGCCGGTGCCTATGCATTTTCTATGCAGCGGTCAGTGGTGGATGATGCATAAAGGCAGCGTATTCCTGCATAAATCCAGTGAATATTCATTGCTTGTTGCATCATCTGCCGAGGTACACAACATCTTGTGGAGAACTATTCGCTAAACCATTGTTTCACGAATAGTATGGCTGAATAGCTGTATGCAGGCTGCATAGTCTATTCATCGTCTGGTGATCCAATGTCAGGCAGGCCTTCTATCCGGACATTGACGGCCTTTTCCTCAGTCTGGAATACACCGACTGTCTTGGCCAGTCCGATATAGTCATTGGCCGCTTTATTCGCCAGCCAGCCGTTGTCATCGTCCACCTGTTTCTCCAGGCGTCCTACTGCAGCCGGAACACGTCTCCGGACCCTGGCCCGCATCTCGTCGTCCCAGATCGGCTGGAAATCCGGTCTCTGCCTCCAGCGCCACATAGCGACTGTAGCTGCATTCCGTTTCTTTTCATCGGTCAGCGCATCCTCTCCGAATAGCTGCCGGATGATCTCCTCTCGCGGTTCGCCTCTGGCCTCCATGCGGATGTAGTTCTCTATCCGAGCCGTCATTGGCTTCATCGGTCGAGCCATTGCAGCACCTCCTTTCCCGGCCCCCGTGGGGGTATTACCCGCTCTTACTTTTATGCCTCTTCCCTTTCCCTTCAGCCTGTTCTGTACTTATTGTGAGAGGGTTGAAGGTTTTTGTGGTTTGTGTGTGGTTGGTGTGTGGTGGTATTTGTTACTGTAATGGGATAGGGAAAAAGAAAACGCCTTCAGGGATATTTCCTGAGGCGTATTTTCTGTTTCCGGTGTGTGGTTTGGTGTGTGGTTTGTGGGTGGTTTTGTGTGGTCTCTGTTTACAGCTCTCCTACTGTAGCAGATTATACTGTCAATATCTTGCATTGTCAATACATTTTCCTTGCAGAAAGCACAATATGTTGTGGTTGGTTTATTCTTCCCGTATGGATGAATCTTTCCATGTCGGGACAAATAAATCCATATCGCAGTCATATCCATCGGAAACCAGACGCATATATACTGCTTCTGCAATATAAACCCTTGGATCTATTCCCAATGCTTCTGCTATTTCAAACACAATCTTTCCGTTTTCCTTGTTTGTTCCCCAAACGGCATAGACGTTTTTTCTTTCCCTTTGCCTTTGTTCTCTGTCCTCTTTGTACTTTTCCATCCTGTTTTCAGGATCTGGGTCAATGCCGTTTACAGAAAGTAATTTGTATCCAGCAAAGTTGCCTCCATGCTCATTCTGATGGCAGGACGCACACAAAGTTATTCCATTATCAACGTCGTTTCTGAACTCAGGGTAAAGGAATGTTGGTTTGATGTGGTGCGCTTCTAAGCGTTTGTCTTTCCCGCACAAAACACATTTGTATCCGTCCCTTTGCTTTACTTTTTCACTCCATGTTAATCTGTTCACCATGCATCCTCCCTTCTGTATATTGTTTCCACTTCCCTATTCCTTGAAGATAACTATTGAACGCCTTGCTGGCCTTGTCTTTGTCGTGTGTTTCCGCCTCCATGAACTTGTATGCTTTCTTTGCTCCCAGCAGAAACGGATCTGTTTCCTGTTCAAGAAGATTCTGTAGCTCAGCTATCTCGTCAATAAGCCGATTCCGTGTATTTAGCAGTTTTTCCGTTTCTGCAGCAACTCTATGCATCCTGTATTCTTCTTCTCTTCTCTGCTTTTCAGTTCTTTCGTAAATTCTCTTTGAGTGTGCAATCAAATTGCTTTGTTCCTCTATCGCTTTATCAAGAAAACCATCGTCAATAATCTTTGCCATTACCCGTGACATACCAGGAGTTATTTTGTCCTCATCATCATGGAAGTGTTCGCGTATCGCCCTTGCCATTACCGTGAACGAATCAAGCCCCTTCTTTTCTGCTTCTTGATATTCAAACAGATTCATCGTTATTCCTCCTTTTTTAAGAGGCCGCTCAAACCTGAGCGGTCTTTTCTTTTACTCTGCAATCGTCTGTGCCCTCTGGATCATGACGATTAGCAGCTCACCTGTGTTGTCATATCCCGCTGCCTCAAATCCCTTTTCCTGCAGCTCCAGGTTAATCGTGTTCAGGATATCCGCCACCTCATGCATTTCTATTTTGTCCATCTGCATCCTCCAGTTTGTTAAGAATCTTTTGTGCCTCCGACAGCGCCCAGCCATGAGACCGGTAAACGCTGTTCGGGTCGTTGTAGGCCAGCTCGTCACTGATGGACCGGAAGCTCCAGCCGCAAAGGTACCGGTATGTGAGAATGTCCCGGTATTTTTCCTGGTGAATCCCGCCGATCACCTGTCTGGCCCGGGCGATCAGAGCCATATATTCCCGCTCCTGATCATGAAGCGCCCTGGTTGCGTCAAAAATGCCGATTGCGGCCGCCTCAACCCTGGAAGAGGACCGAGAACCTTTCCCGCCTCCCGGGGCGTCAGAATTGCCTCCTGAAAGCGAAAAACCGATATCCTCATAATGGGCAATCTGAGCGCGGATTAATTTCAGCTCTCTCTCCGCCCTAGAGACCTGCTGGAAAAACTGTTTCGCTCTCATTCATTCACCAGCCTTTCACCGCAGCCAGGGCAGTATTCTCTAACAGTCTCATAATCAGGATCAAATGCAATGAACCGCGTTCCGCACTTGAGGCACCGGACCACATAGGCGTAAAACTCGTCCTTTTCTTCAACTGCGAAATTTTCGTATTCCCTGATCGCTGGGTCCTGATAATCAGGATCATAATCTTCTCCGCTGACGCCAGGGACTTCTCCTTCCTGGAGCGGTTCAGCCTGCTGCATTATCCACCGGTTCGATTCCAGACGCAGCTTCATCGACAGCACCTCCGTTCTCCGGTCTCGGCATCCGCAGCATCCATTCCTCGCAGCCAGTCCCGCCTTTCGCCTGGAGCTGGCATTCCTGCTGGTCCTCGCACCAGTCGCAGGGACTCTTTCCGTCAATCATGGACAGGATGCACAGATTGTAGTTAACTATGTCCGCCTTATTCAGAGCCAGAATCCGCTCCAGCTCCATGACTCGCTGTCCGGCCATCTTGGCCGCCTGTCTTCCGTTCATGTTTTCCTCCCGTATTTCACTCCTGCACCGCAGGCAGGTCTGCCATCCCTCCGGGATGATCTCACCGCAGCAAACGCAGCGTTCTTCAGTCACTCCATTTCACCGGCCTTCCGCAATTCCTGCAGAACTTACTCTCCGTCCCAATCACGAAACGGCAGGCGCCGCATTCCCAGTGCAATGCCCAGCCGTCAAGGTCCACAGGTACAGGTTCCGCAGGTTCCTTCTCCTTCAGCATCAGTAGCAGGGCTTGTGCATCCATCGTCGGTATCTGTGTCAGTCCCCGTTTCGCAGCTGCTGCCAGCTTCGTGGCCGTCTCCAGCCGCTGGACAATGTCGTTATCCATTATCTCTCCTCCTTCGCTCGTATTGTTGCCTTTAAATTACAAAACACATTTCTTTACTGCCGT